TTCGTTACTGTGTCCAATTTGCTCTACACCTAATTGAAAAGTATCACCACTCTGTTCTATGGTCAATTCGTTGTCTGCTAAGACTAAGGGTGCTAGTCCTAAGACTAGCACTATGAATGTTTGCTTTATATAATCCATTGTAAAATAATTACCGTAGCAACTCCTTGAAAATAATAAAACCATATTAGGTCATAATCATCGATATCGAATTCGTCTTGTATGCGATACGTCCATGTCTTATGCCATTTTACAACTTTTTTAAATACGTTCATATGTTTCCTCTTACTATTTAGTTCGTTTGTTTAATAACAACTACACTATCGCTACCACCATTGGTGGTAATGATTCCTTCATAACCGTCTACGAAGGTTTCTAATGTCACAGAAGAGCCACCAGCGAACCGTAAACTGATAACTCCATCAACATCTCTATAGAAAACAATTCCACCGTCTTCTAGAAAGATATTGTATTGACTGTCGGGGTTCTTACCAAAGATTCCACCATCAAGTGTGAACTCACCCTTTGCTACACCTGTAGGTTTTTGTGCATCAGCAAGTTTCGCTGTTGTCCTAACAAGTTCTTCAACAACATCTAGTAAATCCACCAAGAAATCAACATCTAGAAAATCTATGTCTAATGCATTGTAATCTAAATCTGCAAGAGTGTTCTCTAGTGCATCTTGTTCCAATTCATCGAATGCTAAGAAATCTTGGTCAAGAGCCCCTTTGTCTTTATCTAGGTCGTCTTCAACTTGTTGATTAATTTGGTCTTGTACTTCTCTTGGCGGACTAACAATAAACATATTGTCAATAATTGCTGGAGTGATGTTTTGTATTATGATTGATGGTGATGGTGCAGTCGATATACTACTAACCATTGTCGCTTCATATGCTTGGTTAATTGTAACAGAACCGCCTTGATTTGTAACTATAATCTCACCTGAAGAAATGCCATCGTCATCAGGCAAAAGTACTATGAGACTCCTTCCGAGCTCATCCACGGTTGTCGTGAAATCTGTACCATTGATTGAAATTTGTGCAGTAGGTGTTTGTACCGAGATATTTCTTTTCTTTATCTTAGTACCAGCACCCGAAGCGAATCTTGCTGTACCCTGTGCCATACGTAATGACATCTTAGACAGCGATGGGTTTGGGTCATAGTAAACTTCATCTATGTACACTTTAGAATTTTCAGTTAATGATAATTCCTCATTATCCAAAAACTCAATTAACATTCTACCTTTAGCAGTCACCGCTTCATCGTACAGGACTATATCTGTCCCAACACTATGACCCAATGGTTGATTGTTTCTCAGTATAGACCCTACACCCAATGACTCAACAATACCACCAATGGGGTCTGCAGATGCGACCCCACTAATGAGCATCAGATTAAGAATCAGTAGTTGTGTCTTTCTGATTAATCTGTATGGTTGAGTTGTCACTAGTAATATCTAATGTGATTATACCCTTACAAGTGTTAATACCTGTAGGACATGTACCACTTAGTTGGTTTATGTCAACATCTGCGCCGTCACCATCTAACTCCATGGTGAGAGAATGATAGTTAGCATCCTTTTGCAATGTATTAATATTATTAGAAGCACCTGTAATATCCATATTCCATGTGACATCATTTGTTTCTATATCCACATCAAATACGTTTGAACTACCCAAAACTGTTAAATCAAAATCTAACCTGTCCGCACTAACCAATGAACCTTGGTCTAAATCCATAGTGTTTGAATCTCCAGTGATATCAACTAGATAGTTAGAACTATCAGATGAACCTGTTTCTCCAATCATCCAATCCCAAACATTAGAGCTACCATTCCACTCTAAAACATATGTTGAACTGTCAGCTGTCACCTTACCAAAAAGAAGGTTACTATTACCTATTTGGTCTATATTGAACGATAATGATACACCAGTAATTGGCATAGCACTTGAACTACTGTCAAAGTTATCAAGTCCTATTTTGTTACCATAACCTATTTGGTCGATGTACAACGTCAAAGTGTCACCAGTTTGATTTATGTTGATTTCGTTATCGTCAGAGGCTGCTGCTGAGAGCATGTTTGTGAATCCACACAAAATACATAATATACTTAAACTTCTTAGTTTATTCATATTTTTCTCTTCCTTCTATACTCCAAAAACCCCTATCGTGTCCTTGGATAATTAACTCATACACGGCTGCTTCAACAGCAGTACGTGTAGCGTATGTCACCGACTCATTATTACCCACACCGTCCTCGTACTCTACTAGTTGAGTTCCTTGTTCATAAAACCTAAACAAGTCTCCGCCAGAACCATAAGAAAGGATAGTCTTTCTTGTTTGGACGTTTAACAAAACCTCACCAGTAAGAACTGATACTGCACGTAATGAAACTGTGATTGCATCCTTTCTATACTGCTTACTAAAACCTATGCCAAGTGTACGTGCGCCTCGTCCACCTGATTCTAAATTTGTATCATAACCAATTACACCACCTTCGAGAAGCATTCCAGCAAATAGAAGTGGTGCAACACCTTCTTTACCAATCTCTTCTCTAGCAGACCTAATAATTTGACGCTCTCTTACTAGGTTATCTAATCCTTGTCTCTCGACTACACGGAACCATGTTCCACCACCAGCAGTCTTAAGTGCATCAATTAGCATTTCAGTTCCACCTTGTGTAACTGCAGTAGAGAAGTCTGCTATTCCTTCTCTTGCTTTTCTTTGTCCTGTCTTGTCTATAAATCCGTATACTGCAACTACTGGTCGACTTTCAGCAGCAGGTAATTCCAACAACTGAATGTAAGATGGTAGTCTTACATTTTCGGGTTCATCAACACAAATATATTTTCGTGCTAATTGTTTTTTGATTCCCATAGTCAAGTGTCTATCTAGACCCTCAACATATTTTCCTGCTTTATCATTACAATCTTGTGGTACATCTGACCATTGTGGTATGGATGCACAACCTGTAAGTATTAGTAAAAAACTAACCGCCAGAATTCGCATCGCCATCACTCCCGAAATTACCACTACCAATTGGTATTTCGATAACTGTTGTTGTTCCATTCGAATCTATGATGGTCATTTTAATAAACTCTGTACCATCTCCATTCGTTATAACTTCATACGTTACAGTTGACCCTTCTAATACAAAGGAACCGTATCTTACTGGATTGTCATTGTTGAACATATTTTCAACTAACTGTTTTGACATCTCAGCATAAATTCTGCTTTCTAAATTTCTTATAAATTTAGCTAGCGTAGTATTCTCTTCCGCCCTTTGTGCCGCTTTAGCAGCAGCCTCAAGAGAGTCCTTTATCGCTTTTTTACGACTTGACTCTTGGTTTTCAATTGTCAAATAGTGTGAACCAGTTCCCTGCCCACTAAATGACGGATTTTTAAACTTATGTACTATCTCCGTACCGTATGCGCTTACCGTGAAGCACAATATCATTACCGCTAATATCTTTCTCATTGTCCACCTCAATTGCGTGTATCAGTTCCACGCCTTTAATATAATTCTTAGAGTCTATTTCAGGTTTTAACGAAGACCATTTTCCCATCTTCGGTGGCCATGGACACTTCGAACACATATCCAAAGGTTTCCCACGTTCCACAAACTCTACTAACTCTTTTGCCGTACTATACTCTTGCATATCTGAGTCTTCATTCATTGATATTGTACAATGATATAGACCCTTGGTAGTCAATGTCAAACAGTTATCTTTTTGCCAACAGTTATTCCAGTTCTCCTCTGCAGTAGTTCCCGAGAGTGCCAACCCACTTCTAGTTTCTGCCACACCGTATTGTTCAAACAAACTTTGTGGCCAAAACTCTAAGAGTGTCTCTTCGGAAATTTCATTTGCAATTCCCGATTTCATCATCTCTTGGTCTACTGGCATGTTCGGATACACCGAAACGATAACATGGTCTACTAACTTAAGTGTCTCTACCACTTTAGGTTTTAACAGTAATCCATTTGTTACCACCGTCAACTTTTTGAACACCATACCTTTATATGCAAGTAACATACCAATTATGCTACTGAACTCTTTATGAAGTGTAGGTTCTCCACCTAAAATCTTGAGTTCTTCAAGTATAATACCCAAACTGTCCAACTTGGTTATCAATTGACTTATGTCCTCAGTGGTCATATGCCCTATTGTAACCCTACCTTTATAATCTAATACACTACATCCTTTGCAGTGTAAATTACAAGCGTTAATAATGTATAAGTCGTAACTACCCTTTAGTAGTTTTCTTTTGTTTTTCAAAGGCCTTCTCTTTTTCTGCATCTTCAAGTACCTCTTGTCTAGCACGATACTCTAACACTACATCAACTTTCTGCTGTAACCTAATCATATCTTGGTCAAGCATTCTAGTTTGGTCTATGACTCTAATGAGTGCCATATGCATTTCTTCAATTTGTGGGTCAATCTTTTCACCGATGAACCACCACACATAATATATGAAGTAACCTAGTCCTACTGCCATGACAACGGGAAACCCGAAATCATTAATCAGTTGTGCTACATCCATATTAATCTCTTCGGACATCTAACTTTCCGTCCTCTATAAAGTTCTCTGCACGTGCAACTCTGTCTATGTCGGGTCTTAAATCTAAAGCTGCCGACACTAACAAATCTATTTTAACCATCTCATTTGACATGGTTCTAGCACGATTTTCTAAACTCTTACAGAAGATTGTTAACGTCTTTATGTTTTCCACGATACCTTCAAGTATCTGTTTGATAACTATAAAGATGAAGAACCCCATAACAATTGAACCTGCTATAGGCGCTCCCACGTCCGCAATAAGATTAAATATCTCTTCCATGCCTTTATTTATACAAATACCTTCTTAGCGTCCAAAAAAAGGGAGCATAAGCTCCCTTCAGATTTGACGAAAGACAAATAGGTTATTTAGCAGAACTAATCTGCTTTACCACTTCTGCTTTAGTACCACTCTTCTTAACCTTAATGCCTTTCTTATCGGCGAGGTCAAATAGTTGTTGCTTTGTAAGTTTTTTTAACTCTGCAACTGAGGTCTTAGACTTTGCTACTACCTTTTTTGGTTCTACTGCTTTTGATGTGTTGAATAATGATTTCAACCATTCTAAAATAAACATAATATACTCCTACTGTTACGTTTTTTTATTTAGTCCTTTGCTTTGCCGATGTTTAAAGCACACCAGTCTAACAATTTATATACTTTTTTTACCAATCCATCATCGACTGGTGTTGGTGTAAGAGCTGCAATTAGGGATGCGCCCATTACTAACCAAGGAATCACTTGTACCCATGCTATAACCCATTGTAGAAATTCTAACATAAAATTCTCCTATTAAGTTATTACAGGAGGTATTTAGGTATTTGTCGCCCCAATAGTGTATTTAGTGGTCAATTTCCACTCAGTTTTCTCTTTATATGGGATGATTTTAATTTGTGATAGTGGAGCTTGTAGTGTAATCTTAGATTGGTCTAAGACCGTTATCAACTTCCATTGTTCCAATAGTTTACAGATAGTGTTTCTACGTGAGATATCACTCTCTGATATGGATGTTTGTTTCCCATCTAACTGAAACAATTCTTTGAAGTGTACTATGTAGTACTTTCCTCTTTTGTGTAGGATGTGGCACGACTGGAATAGTTCTTTCTCTCTTCGTGATGCAATACCTATACGTGACAACGTTTCCCTAATCTTTAGGAAGTCGTCCTTTTCTTCAAATGTTATTTCAACGAGAGATGAGATTATTAAATAATCTTTTTCAGTCATCATGTTTACCACCAGTTTTCATTCTTTTTTTCAATTGTCTATATTGAGATTCGGTTAGTACATTTATGTAATCTTTAGCTACTTTTGTACTTACTCCGTAATACTCCTTAACAGTATCGATTTTGACACTTACAGATGGTTTCTGCCATTGTGAGAATCTTTGTCGTTTCCTAAGAGTATTTAGTAAAAACACATATTGAAGACGGTTTTCTGTACCGTGTCTAGTGTTCATCTCATTAGCGAAAAAAAGCGAATCTTGGTGATAAGATAATGCTTTGTTGGTTAAAAAGGGTGCATATGATTTCTCGGACACATCATCTGGCATGATATCTTTCTTATCATGAGATACGGACTTTACGAAGTCAAATGGATTTTGTTTTGACACTTAGTGGTTTCTTACAAAGGCACGAAGAAGTTCTTCACCTTTGAGTTCTTTCCCGAAGGTATGGATTAGTTTTCCATTCTGATATCGTTGAACAATGCCTGAATTGAACTCATGGTCTGTCACAGACTTACCATCTGCAGTGTCTTCGGGTCTAGTGTCATAGTGCATTGAATCGAATGAGTGTACATGGATAGATTTGATTTTGGATGACCACTCTTCAGCATCAATCATATCTCTTTGTCGTTGGACTGATTCATCATATTGTGTCATTTTTTTCTCCCTTTTTCAAACATTCTGTTTGCTTTTCTTTGCCATGATTTTTCAACTTGATTATCAAACCAGTTTCTAAACCATTGTCTTAACTTACCCACTACCAACCACCGTCAATAGTTTCCATTACTTCATTCATATGACCTAACAGTTGTGTGATAGGTTCATCGTAGTCACCAATCTCATAGTCAACGTCATCTTGTTCTTTGAACATTGCCTTTACTTGGTCACCGTATTGGATAACCATTTCAAGTTGTTCTCTCATTTCATCTGATATTGCCATTATGCTTCTTCGTTTGGATTCCAAATTGTTAGATTTTTATTTTTAAGTCTATTCACAACTAACTTGTATCTACTTCTCTCTTCTTGCCATTCCTTTAACCATTTGTGTCCATCTCTCTCTGCATCTATAAAGATTGCGTTGGTAAATGCCAAAGGTAGTAGTATAGCACAATGTATAATAATACTTGCTACTGTATTGTAGTTAAAGAAACCTAGATAGTTTGCCGCCAAGAAACCGAAAAACACTGACCATATAGTAAACAACACTAGCATAAAGTAGGTTTGTAAACTTGGGTCGGGTATATATTTTAAAGGATTGTATCTTACATCCATAACTCTTCGCCATCCATTCACGAGAGCGAACAAAGTTCTTCTAAGTAAACTTGGTTTTTTCATATTTGGTTCAATCATTTCTTTCTCCGTTAAATCGTAAATATTCTTTTAAAACATGCATCCCATATGATGCCCATGTAATTACTATTAGACTCCATATAAGTATTTCAATCACTTAAATTTACACTCTGTCATAATCTCTGTTAGACATGCAACAAAGTTAATCTCATTGTCCATAGCAAAAGCAGACTTGTATTGATAGTCCGCAATAATAAGAACACATGCTGGGATTGAAGATGGTGCGAGTCGATTCTCTAATGAATCAAACACTTTTCTATACAATGTGTTGAAGTCATTGTCTGAGTTTTGACCAACCCACTTTCGCATACTGCTCCAGTTCTTTTCTTTAATCATATCAATAAGAGGTGTTAACTTCTCTTCACTAAGTGTAGATAGAAGTCCAGTGTCAATGACACCACCAATACCATATCGTTGCACTTCATTCAGACAACGTCTAAAGTCGGGGAAGAACTTCATAACCAGTTCAGCAAGAACTTTTGGTTCGTATTCGATTCCCTCGGTTGTACATATACCCATCAACCTTTTCATAAAGTCTTGAGCAAGTTGAGGTTTCTCTGAAGGTTTGATTGAAAAATCAATCACTGTTGTTCTAGAATGTAGTGGTGCAATAATTCTGTTCTTGTAGTTACAAGTAAAGATGAATCTACAATTAGAAGAGAACTCTTCTATAAAGTTTCTCAAAGCAGGTTGAACTGAGTCAGCAGAAATATAATCTGCCTCGTCTAGTATCACCACCTTTGAACCACCACTAAGTGACATTGTAGATGCAAAGTTTTTAATCTTAGTTCTTAGGGTATCAATCAATCTACCCTCGTCCGAACCATTGATTACAATGAAGTCGGCACCCATCTCATTACACAGTGCTTTTGCAACTGTTGTTTTACCAACACCAGCAGAACCACAAAGTAATAAGTTAGGTATCTCGCCTTCTTGAACGAATTTTTTGAATGTATCTTTTAGATGGTTGGGAAGTATCGTATCCTCAATTGTTTGAGGTCGATACTTTTCCACGTATAAAAATTCTTCTTTCATAATAGAGATGAACTCCCCGCCGAGTCCACAGTGTAATTCACCCTTGAAGATTGATGAGATTGAATTACTCCCGTGATAATTGTAGAGACTAGTACAATACTCACACTAATATATAGGTTAAATATCATATTTTGAATCGGGTTCTAATGCGATAAAGTACTCCAAATCAATATCTTTGTTCTTGAAGTTAGAGATACCTTTTGAAGATACTGAAACTGAATAGTTTCCCTCTAGCACTTTCAAGTTTTCAATCTTAAAGTTCATTATGAAAGACACACCGTTTCCAGTTCCAACAACTCTGCTGAATGTGTTTGAAGTGTCATTCTTTTTGTCTGTAACTTCTAAGGTTATAGTAGTACCATCTGATTTTAAAATCAAATCACCTACACCTAGAACACTTGCAGCCTTGTTAAGGTCATTCAACAGTGTTGAAGACACATCAAATGATACTTCTGACTCAGGCATTGTAATCATTTTATCTGGCGTTACCACCATACCTTCACTTGCAAAGAAATAATTCATTGAAGAATTGCTATCTGCAATACTCAAAGAAGAATCATTGAACTGAAAGTCGGGGTCTTCCAGTAAACTGGTTGCACCTAAGAACTCTGGCAGATTGTAGATACTGAAATCTTGAGGAAATTCCTCAGATACAGTTGCAACTGCAAGAATGTTTTTCATATTCGATATTGTTTTCAGTTGGTTGCCCTCACTGACTTTAATACCTTGGTTTATTGTTGAGAAATTTTTTAAGACATTCCTCGTGTCATCACTAATTTTCATCACTACTTAGTCTCCTTATAAACATCGTGGTTGTACAATGCAAGGAATCCATAATGGATTACCTTGAGAAGGTCAGCACGATTATAACCATCCTTCTTACCGTATCGTTGTGCATATTTCATCACGTTACCGATACAAAATCCCTCACCGTGACCACCGTCCATAATAAACTCAGTCGCCTGAAACTTATCTTTAGAGTAGTGAGCACCATATGTGGCATCTACATAAGAAGAGAACTCCGAAAGGAGTTCCTTCTCATTGTATTTGTATTCTATTTTGTTTGACATGATACTAGTATACTCCTAGTCTTCCATTTCGTCAATAGAGTTTTCTGCATTCAAGTCCACTCCAGCATCAATCTTGGAGTAGAGGTCGAGAATACTATTCCTAGTCTCTTCATCAAACCTTGAGATACACATTGTGATACACTTCAGTTTGTCATTGAACATTCTGAATGCATTGACGATGTGAACAAGTCTTCTTGTTGTGATAACATCATCAATAGCACCTTCATAGTAGGTCTTTCTGATAATGTCTGCCCAGTCAACCAGTTTGGTTGTGAACTCTGAATCAACTTCACCAGTCAATGCCATTTCCATTTCAAGAATTTTTCTTTCAGTAACCACTGGCGGATATTCTTGTTGCATGGTAATTGCAAATCTTTCAAGCATCGCCTCATTCATGATTTGAGTCCCGATGAATTTACCATCGTCTGACCCTTGACCTTTCGTGTTTGCAGTAGCAAGAAT